GGACGTGATCAGGAATTGCCCGGAGACGCCCTCGCGCGTGCGCGTCACGGTTAAGAGCTGGCCGGCCCGGGCGCCGGGCGTGTCCGTCGAGATCGTCAGGATCGTTGTAATGGGGAATTGATCGAGCAGCGCCAAGACGGACATTTGCGCCAGGTCCGAACTATTCACCTGCGGCTGATTCTCGATCGCATCGTACCAGCCGGTCCCGCCCTCGACGGCGCGCCGCGCGGCGATCGAGCTGTCGTTCTGACCGAACGCGAGGATCGGAAACAGGCCGATGTAAATCACGGCGAGCGTATCGGACGTCGTCAGCGCGCTCGCGCCCGTGTCTTGATTGATCTGATTCGTGTTTTTCGACCAGTACCAGTCTTTCCCGCTGTCGACGCCGCGAATGCCGACCGTCTTGCTGCTGCCGTTGACGGTGATCGTCGGTACGCTGTTGAGGGGAAATTTCGTGGTAAAGGTTTGGCGCGTCCCATCCCCGACGAAGTGCTCAGTTTGCGTGTTCGTCGTGTCGTTGCCGGCGCGCACGTACTGCCGGTTCCGATACTGATCGCGGCCGATCGACCGCGTCAGGGTACTGAAATTCGCCGCCGCATCGGTGCAGGAAAACGCGCAGACGATCGCGGCGCGCGATCGGACGTGCAGCACGAGCAGCTCGTCGATCCACCAGCCCAGGCCGAGCAGCGTGCAGAGCGCGTCGAGCGCGTCGCGCACGTACAGATAATTCGCGACGAAGGTCGGAATCACTGTGACCGTCGGACAATCGACCGTGACGCCGTCGACGTCGAGGCCGCCTTGCACGACGAGATCCGCGACGATAAAGGCCGCCGTCTGCGCCGTGTAAATCGTGGCGACGATCTTCCGGTCGGCGAGCTGCGACCGATCGACGCAGGTCAGCGTGACGAAGACGGTATGAATTGACTGCGCGGGCCCGTCGTCGTCGACCGGCCAAGTCGCGTCGACTTTGTCGATCGTGCCGCCGAAGACGTGCACGCTCTGCGGATCGTACAGGTCGATCGCCTGGCCCGCGCTCGGCATCGGCAACAGGCCGAGGAAGCCGGCGACGTCGACGAGCCGGATCGTGACGGTCGACCGTGCGCTCAGATTGTCGGTAAAGGCGATGCCGGTCGGATCGACGATGTAATCGGTATAGTCGACGCCGGCGATCCGCAGCAGCTCGCGCGGCCGATCGGACCCGGCGCCGGTCAGCGCGACCGGGCCGAGCGTGACGGCGAGCGTGCCCGTAACCGAGGCGCCGCCGCTGCCGCCGAGCGTGACCGGATCGAGCGTCCCGCCTGGCATGTTACTGCAGCGTTCCCGTCACGAGCGCGCCGGCCGTCGCCGACGGCGTCACGGCCGACAGCGTCGGCGTCGACGTGCCGGTGACAGCCGCGGCGCCCGTGGCCGACTCCGTGACGGCGCCGAGCGTGGTCGCGAGTGTGCCGGATCGGATCGCCCGTTTGTAGGTCGCGATCGCGGCCGTCCATTGCGTGATCCCGGTCAGCGTCGACGACCAGGTGCAGCTCGACGTCTCGGTCGCGGTGACTTCTTTCTCGGCGCCCTCGTGCCCGACGAAATTATTGACGTCGTTTTGCACGCCGATCGCATCGGTGTAGCCGCTCGGCGGATTCGAGATCGCCGCATTCGAGCTCGTGCCGTCGAGCGTCGTCACGGCCGCGACGACGTCGGCCGGAAAGCCGTTAGCGCCCGTGGCCGTCACGCTCGATTGCGTCGATCCGACGTGGCTCGCCGTGCCGCTCTGATCAAACCAGGTCGTGAGATCGAGATCGCTCCGCTCAGCGACGCTGCAGACGATCGTATGACCCGTCGTCCCGACGTGCACGGTGATCGTGAAGGTGCCGCTGGCCTTCGTGACGTGACAAGAAAAGATCGACGAGACGATCGCGTCGGCGCCGGGCGTGCCGATGCCGACTTCGGCGTCCTTCTGATAGGTGTTTCCGCCCGTCGCTTGATTGTCGGTGACGCTCGAGATCGACGTATTGCTGTACGCCGAAATGTGCAAAATGAGGTGATTCCCGACGACGGGCGTCCCGGTCAGCGTGACGGCAAGATTGCCGTTGCCCGTGACGCTCTTCGTTTGAACGATCGACGCAGACATCGGCGCGCCTTACGCGTTGCCGTCGGTCAGTGTGAACGTCGAGATCGTGATCGTCTGCCCGTCGGCGACGACGTTGTTGTCGAGCGAGAGATCGCCGCTGCCGAGGCCGACCGTGCCTTGAATGTGACAGGTCGATCCGCCGGAGTCGTAGATCCGGAAATGGGCGATCGTGCCGCCGCCGCCGCTCGCCGTGCCGCTCCAGACGCCCGACTTGGCCTTCGCGCCGCTCGCCGCGGCCGCCATCCAGTCAGATGGCAGCGTCATGCTACAGAGCACGGTCCCGGAATCGGCCGCGCCGCAATTCGCCGGCGGCGCGCCCGTGCGCAGCTTCAAGATCGGCGACGTGCCGATCTCGGTTTCGATCGCGTCGAGCCGAGAATTGCGCGTGGTGGTCGCAAGTTGTACGGACATCAGATCATCCTCTCCAAAAGCGGGTTAGGTCGGCACGCCCATCAGACGCGTAATCTCGCCGGTATGCTCGATCACGACCATTGTCAGCAGCCGGCCGTCGACGTTCACGGCGAGCGGCGTCTGCCGCACGCCGCCGCCGCCGCCCGCGGCCGCCGGTGCGCCGCCGCGCATCATCTCGTCGTAGCGATCGAGCGGCACGACGGCTTCGGGCCCGGCTTCGCCGAAGAGGCCGAGCATCGGGCCGAAGGTGATCCCGCCTTCGGCGAGGCCGGGATACAGCGCCTTGTACTGCGTCCACGCGTTCGGCTGATTCGCCGGATCGTTCGGATCGATCCCCTCGGCGACGAGCTCTTCGAAGAGGCGATCGGCCTCTTTCCGCTGATCGGCGATGTTCGCCTGCTCCGGATCGCCCGTGCCTTTTGACTTGTACAGTTCCCAGGCGAGGATCGCGGCGCCGATGCCGGTCGCGACCGACGCCCATACGCTCACGGCGGCCGCGCCGTCGCTCGCGATGGCCGCGCTCGAGGTAGCCGACGTCGCCTCGGCCGTCGTGGCGGCCGTGTCGACCACGACCGCGTCTTCGCTGACGGTCTTCGTAATGTCCGTAAACGCTTTGCCCCATCCCCCCGACACGTCGAGCGCCCAGGCGAGCAGCTTTTGTACCACGGCCTTTTCGAAGTACGAGATAAAGTCGTCGAGCACTTGCTTTGCGGCCGACTTGAACGATTGCCAGCCGCCGATCAGCCCATTGATCAGCTTTTCGCCGTTCGCCGACGCGTCGCCGAGAAAACTATCCCATGCGCCCTTGAATCCGCCGACGGCCTCGCCGGCGTCCTTCTCGTATTTCTGCCATTGCGCGATCAGCTCGCCGGACGTGAATTCGCCCGATTCCTTCATCTGATCGAAGTCGCTTTTCGCGCGGTCGGCGATGCTGTCGAGCGCGTCTTTCGTCTTCACGCCGGCGTCGGACATCCGACGGATGAGCGTGTCGGCCGTGCCGTTGATCAGGTCGCGCTGTATCTGCGCATTGGTTTGCACGGCGTCCGTCGCCTTGCCGTGCGCGTCGGCGTACGCCGCCGGCACGAGCCCGAGCTTCGTGATCTCGTTCGCGAATTTGCCATCGATCGTCGTCTTCTGCGCCGCGGCCTCGTCGTTGACCTTTCGCGTCTCGGCCGTGCGCGCCTCTTCGCTGGCGTACTCCGTATTCGCGATCTTATTGAGCTCCGCCGTGACCCGGGCGTCGATCGCATCCTCGGCCGACTTCTGCGCGGCGACGATGGCGTCGCGGGCCGCGTTGTAGGCCGTCGCGTAGGCGTCCGGCAGCGGGCCGAGCTTTTCGATCTCTTTCGTGAGCCGCGCGTCGACGAGGGCGAGCTGCGCATCGGCGCCGACTTGCGTCGCCGCCACGATCTGCGCCTGCACGTCGGTCGCCGTCGTGACGAGCGTCTTCTGATTCGCGTTCAGTTTGCCGAGGCTCGAGGCCGCGAGCTGCGCCGCGCCCTCGAAGCCTTTCGCGACGGCGTCCTGTACTTTGACCATCGTATCGAGCGTCGTCTGCTCGACTTTGGAATTCGTGATCGCTTCCGACCAGTACGCGATCGCGTCCGGCATCGAGAGCCCGAACTCTTTCGCCTTCAGCGTCAGGTCGGCGATCTCGCCGCCGTGTATTTTCTCGATGTCGGTCAGCGTCAGGTGATTCCGCTCGGCATCGAGCAGGCTCGCATTGAGATCGGTGAGTTTTTTCGTGACGTCGAGGATCGTCTGCGCGTGCGCGTCCGACTTGTCTTTCGCGTCGCCTGTCGCCGCCGTGACGCGTTTCGTCGCGTCCTCTTGCACGTCGCCCGCGGCGGCCGCCTCGATCATCTTCGCGCGGACCTTGTCGATCGCGTCATGCATGCCGTCGAAGGCCTGAATATGCTTCGAGGCCGAATCCAGATTGTCGTTCGCGCTCTTGATCAGGATCTGCCGCTGCTGCTCGGCCAGATCGGCGTTCTGCTGAAACACGGCGCCGAGGCCCTTGAACTTGTCGCCCATGCCGGGCACTTTGTCGGCGACGTCGGCGATCGTCGCGACGACTTTCGAGACGCCCTCGGAGACGCTCAGCAGGCCGATCAGCAGATAGTCGAAAAGGATCTTGATGCCGTCCCAGGCCTCGACGATAAACTTCGCGCCCGTGACGGCCGTCTCGGCGGCGCCGGCGACAAAGATCGCGAACTTGTCGACGTACGACACGATCGTCGCGATGCTTTGCTTGCTATCCTCGCCGAAGGCCTTCGCGATGCTCGATTCGATCGTGTCGAGCGCCGCATTCAGCGCCGGCGAGCGCGCGATCGCGACCGAAAGTTGATCGGTGAAGTTGGTAAAGGAAACCTTCGCGACCGTGATCTTTTCGCCGAAGTCGAGCGACTGATTCCCGGTTTTCTCGACGATCAGCCGCAGCGCGTCCATGATCGCGCCGCGTTTCGCGTCAATGTCGGCGCCCGTCGTCGTCTCTTCGTTGAGCTGGCGAAGCGTGTCCTTCAGATCGGCATTCGCGCCCTTGACGTCGGACACTACGCCGTAATTTCGGAGCAGCGCCTTCGTCATGCCGCTGTCGAGCGCGTTCGTCAGATCCTCGAAGGCTTGCTTCGTCTCGACGCCGGCCTGCTTCGCCATGATGCGCGAGGCCTCGCCAACGAGCGTGAAGTCATCGGCGGTCAGCTTCAGGCCGGCCGACATCGCCTTCGTCGTGTCCTTCATCAGCGTGAAGTCGTCGACGAGGCCGGCCGTGCCGGTGCGCAGGTTTTGGAGCGCCGTGCCGCCGGCGATGCCGAGGCCCTGCGCGAACGCGTCAAACGACTTCGTAACGTCGTCGACCTTCGCGCCCTCGTCGCCGAAACTGATGATCTCGGCCGTGATCCCGGCGACGGCCGCGGCGGCCGCCACGCCGGCGCCGACCATGACGGCGAAGCCGGTCGCGATGCCGGACGCGATCGAGGCGCCGCTCGCCTCGAGCTCGCCGAGCATCTTGCCGATCTCGCCGAAGGCGGCCCCGAATTCGTTTTTGAGCTCGGTGAAGTCGGCCTTAATTGAGACGAAGGCGTCGCCGAGGGATCCGAGGTTGTCGTCAGCCACGCGCGATCACGGCCCTTGCTTTCCCGGCAGCGGGCGATCCCGTCAATTCAGCGTACGCCCCAGGCGCAGGGCCTCGGCCTGCGCGACGACGGCCTCGTGATCCCGCGCCGCCTGCTCGAGCTCTTGCGGCCCGGGCGTCGGCCATAAGAGCGACCGCAGGGACGGCATACGCGGCTGTCTGGACAGCGCCGCCGTCCACCATGCCGCCGTGAGCCTCGCGACGTCGTCGCGCCGCCTGGCGGCCCGTACGGCCCGCTCCGCTTCGCCCAGGGTCAGCCCCCAGGCGCGCGATTCTGTTAGCCCGGCGCCGAGGCAGACGTCGAGGTACTCGCGCCAGAATCGCGCCCGTCCAAAGGGCTTGGGTCGAGCTCCTTCGCCGGCGGCGGCGGCGACGCCGGCGGCGTGTCCGGCTTCGGCCCGACGAGCGCCTCGAGCAGCGCCCGCGTGATCATCGTGCCGTGCTGGCCGACCCAGTCCTCGAGCGACGGCGCCTCGGCCCCATCGAAGAGGCCGGCCGTCCGCTCGAGCGTCCAAATCGGATGCCGATTGAACATCCGCAGCCGGGCGCCCTCGAGGCCGGCGGCGATGAGCGCGATCGTGTCGCGGAGTCGAATGCCGCCCGATCGCATCCGGTCGCGAAACGTCCAGAAGGCTTCGTCGGTCAGCTCTTCGAGATGGCACAAGGCCGCCGTCGTAAAGACGATCTTGTACGTGTCGTCGCCGATCGGTAGATCCTGTAGCTTGCCCTGCATCCCCATAACGTCACGACTCCCGGCGTGCCTGTTGACCGATCGAGGATTCTACTGCCAGGCGCCGTCGACGGCCAAGCCGATCGAGATCACGGCCGCGCCCTGATCGGGGAAATTCCCGTCGAGCGATGTCACGATCGCGCTCGACTGCTCGAGCTTGCTCCCGCCCTGATAGCGGCCGACCGTGATCGCCGTGCCGGCGCGCATCGCATCGCGGAGTCGGCCGTAGCCGCTCGCCGTCGGCACGTAGAGATGCGACAGCGTGACGTCTGAGCTGTAGCGCCCGGCGATGATCCGCCGGTTCCGACTGATCTTGCTCGACACGTCGATCGCCGCGGTCGCTTCCTTAAAATCGACGTTCCGCTGCGACCCGACGACGACGAGCGTCCCGAAGCCGTTGTCGACGTACAGCAGGACGTCGGTACCATTCATTTCGCCGAACGGGCCCGTGGGTAGAGGCATGGCGCGTGATCTCCCTTACTGATCCCCGGCTCGCTTGTAGTGTGTTACTGCCAGGCGCCGTCGACGGCCAGCCCGATCGAGATCACGGCCGCGCCCTGATCGGGGAAATTCCCGTCGAGCGACGTCACGATCGCGCTCGACTGCTCGAGCTTGCTGCCGCCTTCGTAGCGACCGACCGTGATCGCCGTGCCGTTGCGCATCGCATCGCGCAGTCGGCCGTAACCGCTCGCCGTCGGCACGTAGAGATGCGACAGCGTGACGTCTGAGCTGTAGCGCCCGGCGATGATCCGCCGGTTCCGGCTGATCTTGCTCGACACGTCGATCGCCGCGGTCGCTTCCTTAAAATCGACGTTCCGAGATCGGA